AATAATAGTTTTTGCTACCCGAAGGTTCTGTTAATAATACGTCATAAAACAAAATACTTGGAGTAAAAGTTGCTGTTTGCGTATCTGTAAGAGAAATATCAACAATTCCATTGGTTCTATCTGTGTAAGCTACTGTCCAATCTGCAAACTTTGTACTTCTATCTTCATTATAAACTTGTGCAGCTACAGTATATCCATTTAAATTTATTGCCGATCCAGTGGAATCTTTAAAGGTAAGTCTAATAGGAAAATCTGCCCTTCTATCAACAGTAAAATTCTTTTTTCCAGGAATAATTGCCATAGTTAAACCTTGATTATGTACATCATAGCTATATTACGAGGTCTAGTTTCATTACTGTTGCTAGTAGATCCCTGATTTCCTGTATTACCTGTAACTGTGTGATCGTGAGAAGCATCAATAGCCAAGTTAGAAGCCTGACCAGAACCACCACTAGGAGCACCAACCGCAGATTGGTTTCCTGTCTTTGAAAAAACACCAGTTGCAGTACCAGGGTTTTGAGCCATTGTTGCAGATGCCACACTTAAAGTACCAGTAAGAGTTTTATTACTTGTTGTTAAATCAACAGAGTGTTGGTGCTGTCCAAAGGCTGATGCCTGTGCTGTACCTATGGATCTGCCACTATCAGTTCCCTTACCATTATCAAAACCTCTAATAAATTCTCCTCGAAGATCGGGTACTTCAAAAGTTGTTGATCCATTTCCTGCTCCATAAGTAACACCAATTACCGCAAACAGGGCAGCATATGTTGTTCTGTTTACTGTTTGTCCATTACATTCAAGATAACCTGATGGAATAGTATTTATAGCCATGCAGAATACAGCACCAGATGGTACACCTGTAACAACTGAAAAACTTAGAACACCACTACCATCTGTCTGTAAAAATTCTCCAGCATTACCATCGGTAGCTGGCAAAGTAAGACTTACATTCCCTGCTAATGAGCTTGGAGATTTTAAAGAAACAAATGGAGCACCACTGCTATCTTGAAATCTAAGAGGTAGTCCATCTGTAATATCTAAACCAGAATCACTAACTGAAAACCTTTGAGTACCAGCAGTAGAAAATCCTAAAGAGTTAGCACCTGATCTAAACATTCCTGTGTCTGTGTCATTATCAAACGCATACGCTGGACTACCTGCACCAGAGGCATCATCTCCTAAAAGCTGACCTGTCATTGTGCCACCAGCCTTAGGCAATAAACCTAAATTATCTTCATCTAAATTTCCTACTTCATGGAAAGTCGCACTAGCAGCAGCACTATTACCACTTGTAGCTCTTATTAATAATTTTTTTGGTGTAGTAGAACTATCAGCTACAAATTCTGCTGGTTGTATCTCTCCAGCACTAGCCTTTGCTCCAAAGTTATTAGATGCAACTGCTGCAAGAGTATTTTGAATATCTAGTCTTACTACCTGACCAGATGCATTGTCTATATTTTTATTACCGACTTGTGCCATTTAAAAAATAATTTCCCCCATTCTACCCTCCTTTGCCGTAACCGACAGCTTGAAATGTAAATTGTTTGTTTATGAAACTTGATCCATTCTTAACTTTAATATTAAATCCTGTTCCTGATACATTGGAAAGTTCAAAATAATCTCCACTCGCAGCACCTTGTATTGTTATACCAACAGAAGGTAAGAAAGCATTTACTCCTCCCAAGCTAGATGTTCCTGTAAAAAACGGACTTGCAAAAGTTACATCTAAACCAGAACTAGACGTTCCAGATGATAAGGGTGCAGTTGATGTACTTCCTCCACTCACATAGCTTCTTTCAGTTCTTGATTCAAAAGCAGCAAAGATACCAAGCTGTTGAATAGAAATATTATGAGCAATACTTTCTGATTTTAAAGTTAGTCTAAATTGAAAACCTCTACCCTTAAATGTTCCGTTTGCAAAGGTATTGAATTGTGTATATGTAGGAGAACCCGATGAAGGATTATCTTCTGTAGTTCTTACAGCTATTGATGCCGATACATCATTAATTGCAGGGCCATCAAAATTACCATTCTGTGCATAATCATCCCAAAACGTGCCAGTAGGTATCAAACCATCTATTGTATTAGCTGCACCAACAGTGAATCCTACACTTTGAACTAATCGTTGAAGATTTAAAGAAAATACAGCCCCAAGATCCAAAGTAGATGCAAATTCATAAGTACCCTCAAGATTCGTAGAAGGATCAGTAAGTTCTAAAGCTCCACCAGATACAGTAACTTTGTTACTTGGTTTATTACCACCAAATGCTGGAGAATCTGTATCTTCTCTATCTGATAATATTCTTTGACTATCAATTAAATCAGGTAAATCTAATATTACAGAAGTTTCTCCAGTACTAAAGTTTCCCTGGTCATCACGGAATTTAAGAATGTACTCTCCGTCAAGACTAGGAACTACCGCTTCTGTAGTATTTCCTGCAAGAGCTTCAATCAGATCAATAGAATTTTGAAACGTACCACTGCCATCTGTTTTATTACTGTGACGCACATAAACTTTTCCTCCATGTATAACATCGGGATCTGTAGATTCTGTCCATCTAAGTCTTATTAATTTATTTGTGACAGGTTCCATAGTTAAGTTCTGCACATCTGCTGGAGGATCAGTTTTACCAACAGCATTAAAAGTCACATCAGTAGAACTTGCTGATAAGTTTAAAGCTGCATTGATTGAATAAACTTTTATTTCATATGGTCCAGCAACAGTATCTAATATTTCAAAATCAGTTCTAAAAACAGTTTGAGATACCCAGTTTGTATTATTAAATCTGTATTGAACTAAATATTGACTTACACCTGTGACATTTATCCAAGAAATAATTAATTTTGTTCTTGCTACAGCGTTTATAACTACTGTTCTTTCATCAACAGTTACGTTTGCAGGAGGATCTCTTAAGACATTTAATAAAGATACACCCCTTGCTGGTAAAGAAATACCCTGTTCAATATTTGCATATTTTCCCTCAAGATAAGTTAATCCACTTATAAGATAATTTACTCCATCTTGTTCTTCTACACTTATGACTCTATACAAATTAGGTTTTTCTTTAGGTGAAAGACGATCACTCTGTATTAACCAAATAGCATTTGGATTAGGAGTCTGACTTAACGCAGAATCTAATGTAATTACTCCGTTATTATTAGGATTACCTATAATATTCTTTGTTTCTATAGTGCCGTCAGGTAATAACACATGACATTTCTTATTTGTACCTCCAAAAGTACTTAGATCCGCAATATTGTCTACTGTTATTTGAGTTGTTGTAGCAGTTTTAATTCTTCCTGATCTTCTTGTTCCATGACGCATTGGATCATTAACTGCAATAACAGCACCAGGTCTAACGATTGCTCCAGCATCAATAGAAGTTGTAAATTTTACTACTTCAGACTCCTGTTGTTCACTAAAAAGTATGGCTTTTCCAAGTCTTTGTGCCTGACCACGAGATGTTATACCGAAACCTCGCACATCCTTTTTAACAATTCCTAGTTTTGCCTGTGCAGCAGTATCTTCTACAATTTCATAATCTATCTCTCTACTATCCATATTAAAATATGCAACGCTTATAACAGTGTGTCTCTGTTTTAAACTACTTCCAGAATATGAAAAACCACCCTCTCCTACGTTTGCCAAACTAAATAAATAGCTTGAGTCAGTAGGTCTATCTTGTGCCAAACTTATCTTTCCAGCCGACCAAATAGGATATGATCTCATCACCCCAGCTATTTCATTTATTAAGGTAAATGCTTCTTTTGATCCTTGTATATTTGCATTAAAACTAAATCTTGCTTCTTGACCTCCAAAACCATCACTAACCAATTCATTTGCATACTTACTAGCCTCAATAAAAGAATATAAATCAATATCATTATCAGAAATATGTGTGCCAAATCCATATCTTTCAGTAGTTAGTAGATCAAGCAATGCCATCGCAGGACATGAGTTCCACTGGGCTGCTGCAAGCGTTCCATTAAACACATAATTTGCTGGATATATTATGCGACCAGTTGCTAAATCTACTGTTGGAGTAAGTCCACCATTTGGTGCAGGGATGCGTGTTTTTATACCCCGTATGCGAAAAGCTCTTTGTGGAATATTACTAAACTGTTCGGAATCTAACCTAAGATTCATGTAGGCACTATTTGGATAATCCTGTTTATCGTCAATTATTTCTGTAATCGTAGTCCAATTAAAAGCATCAACTAAATCTCCACCAGGAGTAGCGTCTGCTGTTACTCTCACAACTCTTACATCAACAGGAAAAGCACCTGTAAAATCTACTCTGTAATCTTTTGAGTATGCATCAGCAGTTCTTCCCTTTACTGTGTCAGATATTACATCTGAAAAACCACCACCATTGTATTGAACTTGAATTTTAAGAGAAACAGAACTACCTAATATATCTCCTTTATCATTTGTTTTTTGTATAGCAGGAAAAGTAATGGTAACTCTTACTGCATCAACTTGGGTATTAGTTACTTGTTCTGTTACACCACCTCCAGAAGCAGTAACTGTAACTCCAACAGATGATGAAGATTGAGAACCAACAATACCTGGTACATGATTTTGACTTGCTGTTCCAAATCTAGGTGTTAACTCAACATCTTGGAAATTAAAATCAGATGTACTTGGACTTGTATTACTGGCAGTGGATGTAAGTACAGGAGTATTATCTAAAATAATATCTTTTAAAGATGCAGTATTATATGTTTCTGTACCTCTAGTTAATGCTGCTTTTGATGGTGTTGCAAAACCCTCTATTTCTCCTTCAGATACTAAATCTTGAACTGTAGCAAATTGTTTACTATTTAAAGTATCAGGTTCTCTTGTAGGCTTTCTATTCCTATCTCTACCACCACCAGAGCCAATAATATATTTAGTCATGCGTGTACCTGTTCAGTATCTATTCCAGCAGAAATAACAACAGATCCAGTTACTATTTCTCCATATACAATCGGAACGCTAGTACCAGCCCGTGCAGTATTTTGTATTCCGCTAAAACTAAAAGATATTCTAGGATCTTTGTCATCTTCAAAATCTTCTGGTTTAGGTAAGGGAAACAATATTTCACTTACACCCATAAGAGTAAGACCCACACCAACATTCATTGCCATATTTGCAAAAAATCCTGCACTTCCTGCTTTAAAAGCTTGGAATCCTGCTGCAAATCCTCCTCCTGGTATTAACAATGCCGTACCAATTAATGCAATTCCTAATAAAGTTTTACCTGTACCCCCACCAGCACCAGTAATAACAGGAACAATACTTATATCTGATTTTCCTATAGGATCATGTACTTCAGTTTTATCAATATCATAATTACCCACAAGCACCTGATAATGTTTATTAGCCATATATCCCTCTATTTTTGGGAAATTACAGATAAGAAACTTCATAGCATCAGCAACCGAATCAATTACAGCTTCTAATTCTTTATGACCGACAAAATCGGCTAAATCTCCATAAAGTTTAACTTTTGTAAGCATAACGTAACCTTTTACCTGTACATTTTAACAACCATTCAGAGTAAGGCTCTCTACAAGATAGTCTATCTGCTAAATGATGTAAAACCATACCATCTAAAAAAATAGCTACATGATTTAACCCAGGTGATCCAATCGACATCAACAAAGCATCTCCATTTTGCAAAGGCTCATCATGTCTTAATTCTCTAAAACCTGTTCTCCATGCACATTGTTCAAATAAAGGATTTAATAAAAACTCTTCTGGTGTTATAGGTCTAGTCCAATCTTTTAATTCTATATTTTTCTCTTGTTTATACCAATCAACAACTAAACTCCAACAATCAGTAACACCCCAAACCCATGGTCTACCTAACAAATCTGGAACGTAACCCTCTGGAATACACTCTGCCCATTCTTCTGTTTTAGGATTAACAATATACCAAGGTAAATTACTATTTTCACAGCTAATTCTATCTGCCTGACTAGGAGTAGGAGGTGTTATAGGGTGACTATGAACAACACCTATGATTTCACCTGTATTATCTGCTTTTACATAATCTTCTGGGTCAATAATAAAACATTGATAATCTGTCATTGAAAGATTACGACAGGGATAATATTTTTCTTTACCTTTTACATTTAAAAGTAATCCACAAGATTCTTTAGGATCTTCTTGTTGAGCATGAAGTAATGCTTTATCTTTCCAAGTCATTAATTAAACGTACCAATAGAAGGAAATATAGAACGAGTACATTGTCTTTTAGGAGCACGAACTCCAGCTAAATCCCAAACTTGAGCAAGTTCAAATACTACTGCATCTCGATTTTCTTCAGATTTTCTATCTATTATATATTTTTCTTGTTTAAATTCTGCTGAAGGATCAGGAGTTCCAAATGGATTAGTATTCCCAGGAAAATTTACTGCGTCTATAAATTTTGCAAAAGTTCTTATTCTAGTAACAATAGCTCCTGTTAAATCATTTCCTGCTGTTGTTTGGTTTACATTCTCTAAAATTGCAGAGATTGTTCCCAAAGCATTACTAACTGTAAATTTTGGTCTAGGTAATTGACCTTTTTGAAAAGCAAAACCTTCGGCTTTTACAGGAAAACGCATATAAGAATTACCAGCCCAAACTATTTCATTATTTGCATTAAGATTAGACCCTGCATGAAATCTATGAATTGTTGTAGCACCATGCAATCCATTATCTAATTGAAGTGTAAACAACTCAATAATTGCAGAAGGACTAATTTTTTGTACTTCACTAAAAACTTTATCTGTGCTCATGGTTCAAATACTTCTCTAAAAGTTGTTTGAATTGTTGCTCTATTTAAATAAGGAATTGATTTAGTCCAACTTTCACAAACAAACTTAGAAGAACTTGCTTCTCCTGGTGGAGTAAAATCAAAACTTGTGCCATCTTCAGCACGGGCATCAAGGAATGTTTCTATAGTGTCTGCATCCGTTTCTGAAACTTCAAAAGTAAAATTGTAAGTTTTAGGGTTTTGATGTGCAGCTAATCCAAATATAATTCTATGTTCATAACCATCTTGAAATCTTACTGTTCTAACATTTGGTGCAGACCTTTTTTGCTGTCCATATCTAGGTGTAATAGAAGGAAAAGTAGCCATTATGCAAGTAAACCTCCAGGTCTTTGTTGATTTAATATTTCAGATTGTACTGCTGCTGAAATAACTCTGCCAAGTTCTTCTCCTCTTGTTTCATCTCCTTCAACAGAAGAACCTTTGGCATCTACATTAACAACAACATTAGTTGAACCACCAAGAGCATGATTTGGTGTAATCATTCCTGATACACCTGGGCTAAACATCTCAGGCCCACGTTCTCCAACAAGATACGATTTGCCTCCTGCAACTGGTCCACCTTCTGCTTTAGCTCCTCTAAATTGAGGATTAGAAGGCATAAAGCTACCTTGAACATCTTTTAAAGGTGCTGGTGAAAACAAATTACTAAACAAACCTAATATTCCTTGCTGAAGTTGATTAGCCATCATTCTTGCAGCAGTGTCTATAAAATAATCTGCAATCTTATTCAACATATTTCTAAACGCATCGGTTACAGTCATTGTTCCTTTAATAATTCCTTTAAATGATTCTTCAAATGAAGTTGATATTGTATCTGACAATGTAATCGCCATTCTTATCGGATTTTGTAAGGCTTTCATTTCATCTTGCAAATCTTTTACTTTGTCACTAATAGCAGAGAAAGCTAAAACTCCTGATTGTCCAAACTGACCATTAGCCTCATTAACAAGATTAAGCATTATTCTTACTTCTTCTAATGCCTTTTTAAAATTCTCCATTCTTTGATTTCTTCCTTCTTCAAATTCTTTTTGTAACTTGTTAGCTCTGTTCTCTCCAAATCTTTCAGCACCTTTACCACCTGCTAAACTTCTTTCAAACTCGCCTCCAAAAGCATCTCTAAGTTTATCAACAAATCCTATTTGTTTTGCTTTAGCTACAGCAATATCATTTTCTGCTTTTGCTCTAGCTTCTGCTAATGCTAATTCAATAGTCGCACTATCAGTTATT